CCCGCCCTGCGGGCCTTGGCCTGTGCCAGCCAGTGGGGCGGGCACCCTTCGCTGTCCGTGCCGCCCAGGTGATTGCGCTCGCACTCCGGGCACCAGTCGTTGCCGTGGCTCATGTTCGCCTCCTAGTGGCCAGTCCTGCGGTGGCGGGCCAGCAAACTCTTCAGCTCGGCCCTTACTTCTCGGATGCTGTCTTCTGTCCTGTCGTTGTACCACAGCGCGATGGAGAGCACGTCTAGGATATCGTCGTCAGTGTCGACGTAACTGGTCCAAGTGAACTCAGCAGCCTCCTGGCCCTCGTGTTTCTTGATGTCTATCGCTCGGTTCTCCGATAAGACGCTCTCAACGTCTTCGCCAGTTGCGTTGGCCTGCCAGCCTTTGAGATACATGTTCGCCTCCTAGTGTACGTTCGTGTTTGGCCAGTTGTTGACGCTGTGGCCGCTCAACCAGTCGTTGACCACCACCTTCCCCAGCGCGACGTTGTCCACCACGCGCACGGCGAAGTCGTGCTTCTGCAGCATCGCGTGGAACTTGGCCTGCAAGGGCGTCGGCTTCAGCCCTTCGCGCTTGAATTCGATGAACAGCACCTTGCCCTGGTGGAGAAACATCCTGTCCGGCCATGCTCGGTTTCCCAGGCCGTTCATCTTGCGGCAGACCACCCCCATCTTCCGGGCGTGGTCCACCACGGCCTGCTCGATGCTCGCCTCCAAGCGCTTGCGGGGGGCCATCACTACGCTCCCTTGGACGGCGGGTTGCTCGCCTGCTCCGCCTGCCGGGCCTTGCGCTTGGCGGCGGCGCGGGCGATGTAGCCGGTGAAGTTGAAGAAGCGGCTCACCAAGTTGCGGAGGCCCTGCTTCTGCTGCTCGGCGGCTCGGGCCGCTGCCGCGTCCTTGTGGCTGTCGAACCGCTCCAGCCACTTGCTCCGAATGACCTTGTCGTTGGTCTTCCGGTACTGGCTCACGCTGTAGAACCGAATGCTGTTGTCCCCCGCCTTGCGGATGCTGCGGAGTTCCTTCGCCTCGTCGTTTGCCTTGTTCCTCATTGCGTGCCTCCTAACGTTGCCTGCCTGCCAGCGCCTACCGTGGCACAAAGCAGGCAGGCGCACAAACGCTTTGTAGTGTGATTAACTGCGAACCTCTAGAACTTGCAGATGCCGTTCTTCTGGACGCTGTAGGGGCAGTAGCGGCACGTCGGGTTCGGGGTGGGGGCGTGAACGGTGTCGGTGAACATGGGCTGCACCTTCTTGGTCCACCGCTTCTGCTCTGCCTCCAGCTCCGCCCGCGTCAGCACGCCGTTCTCCCTAGTCACTTCCTTGCCCACGTCCGTGAACCACAGGCTGGCGGTGGCCAGCTCCATCTCCGGCATGGAGGTGAGCATCGCCACGCAGTAGCAGCGGAGCTGATCGTCGTACTCGCCGTCGGGCTTGTAGCGGCCGGTCTTCCAGTCCGTGATGTGGACGCACTTCTTGTTCACCTTGCGGACGCCGTCGTCCAGGATGCCACCCGGCCCGGCCCGCACCTCCACCCCTATCTCCACGAGGTCCAGCTTGAGGCGGACCCACACGTCGCGGGCCATCCACTCGCAGGGCTTCCAGGCGGCGGTGAAGGCCGCGTCGAGCTCGGTGCGGACCTTGCCCTTCTTGTAGGTGGCGCGCAGCGCCTTGAGCTTGGCGACGGTGGCGGGGTGCCACACCACCTCCTCCCCCTGGAAGATGGTGGCCAGCACCTTGATGCGGTTGGCCACGAAGTGCTCGCACTGTTCGTGGATGAAGCTGCCCCTCACCAGCGCGGGGCCTCCGGGGTCGGGCAGCTTGTGGAGGTACTTGTAGCTCGCCTTCGCCGGACACTCCTCGTAGCAGCCCAGCTTGGACGGCGCCCAGGAGTTGTGCTTCCGAATGACGTCGAACCCTTGCTTCTTCATTACTCGCTCTCTTTCTCTTCAGTCACGGGGAACAGTCGCATCTCGCCGGTCCAGTTTAGGGGAGTGGTGTCCAGCGTGCAACCGATGGAGCCGTCCGGCAGCAGGGCCGCGCTGCCGATGCGCGTCCAGTGACGCTTGTCGCCCTTGGTGATCTGCACACTGATAGTGAAGAACTTCGTCAGGGTTGCCATAGGTCAGTCCTCGTACTTCTTCAGCTCACCCCAAGTGGGGCCTACCTTGCCGTCGCTGAGCATGGGGACGTCGAACTTCGCGCTGGCCATGACGTCGTTGAGGATCTTCATCTCACTCTCCACCGCCTTGTTGGGAACGCTGATGTTGATCTCGTCGTGGACGGTGACCAGGAAGCGTCCGTTCTTCTTGGCCTCGTTGTAGCGGATGACGGCCTCTTTCGTGCAGCTCGCCGCGCTGCGCTGGATGAGGTAATTCAACATCTTGTACTCGAAGGTCCTCATCTTCCCGTTGATGGGGCGCGGCGCCTCGCAGTAGATGAGGCCCCCGCCCCACTCCCGCACCGGCTCGCCCCTGCGCCCGCGTGCCTTGAGCTCAGCGTCCAGGGCTTGGACGTCCGGCAGGGCGGCCTTGTGCGCGCCACGGATGCGGGTGGCCTGAGCCTTGTCGCACTTGAGCTTCTCCATGATGGCGGGCACCCCGCCGCCGTACACCTGGAGGAAGTTCATGATTTTCACCTGCCTACGGTGCAGGTCCAAGCCGGTGATGTCGCGGATGAGGTCGTGGACCAGGACGTGGACGTCCACGTTGTTGTCGGCGTTGTAGGCCCGGCACAGGGCGCCGTCCTCGTAGTGCCCCAAGATGCGGAGCTCCTGCTGCCTGTAGTCTCGGTGGCAGAACTGCGCCCCCTCGTCCGGCAGGATGTAGCACCGCACGCGCGGCAGCTCGGGCACCCCCAGGAACTTGGGATGGACGTAGCCGTCGTCCTTGTCCATGTAGTCTTTCGTGATGTTCATGAAGTAGCTGCACGACAGGCGGGCCGTGCGGGTGCCTGCCAGCCCGCCGCCATGCTCCTGGCGCACTTGGTTCCAGGAGGTGGCGATGTAGCCCCCGAGCCGCGTGGCCATCTCCAGCCAGGGCCGCATGGACATGCTGAGGACGGTACACATCCGGTTGCGGTAGCCGAACACGCTGGCGACCTTGGGGTCGCGGAACTTGTCCACCGTCAGGTACTTCTTGCTGACGCTCTTCTCCTGCTTCTTGGGCGTCAGCCGCCACTCGGTGATCATGTTCGCCTTGTCCAGCGCCGCCGCCACGTCCTCGTCACTGTCCAGGTTCAGCCCTGGGGCCCTCAGCCGCTTTCGCAGCCACGCATCGGCCTTGGCCACGGCCTTCTCGAACAGGGGAATGTCGCGCTCCAGCCCTTCCACGTCCACCCGCATCCCGGTGCGCTCGTTCTCCAACAGGATGGGCATCAGCCTGCGCTCGCGGTCGTAGGCTTGGCGCATCCCCTTGTCGAACTCCGGCACGATGTGGTTGAACAGCAGGTCCGTCCTGTCCACGTCGCCGATGGCGTACTCGCCGACCAGCTTGCCGGGGGCCTTGCAGATGTGGGCGCCCCACTTCTTGTCGTTCTTGGCCACGATGCCCTTGGCGATGAGCCAGTCGCGGACACGCTCCTGCTCCTCGGGCTTGATACCCAGGATGCGCTCGGCACTGGGCTTCAAGCTGAAGGTGGAGGCGTGGGGGTCCTTGAGGAAGATGGCGTAGAGGGTGTCGTGAATGCGCTCCCAGCTTGGCATCTTCAGCTTCCACCGCACCTCCGCCACGTCCGCGTCGAACTTGCCGTACTGGAAGAGCAGTGGGGCGCCGCTGTCGTAGACGTCCTTCAAGGCTCCACGCGCCTGGGCCTCGGTGCAGTTGTTCTCCGTCGGGTGGCCGAAGGCGTAGTACCGGCCCTTCCGTCCCGGATACTTGATGGCCACCCCCACGGGCTTGGGCGGGTACTCAGGACGGGGCTGGATGGCTTCGCTCTCGAAGTCGACCGTGATGGGCTTCTTCATGCGTGCTCCAACATGCCGGCCAACTGCGCGCACTCGTGGCACAGCTTCTCGCCCAGCTTGATGGTCATCCCGCAGCCGGGGCAGCTCACCCAGTACAACTCCTTCTCGTCCGCCCTGTTGTGAAACGTCCTCTCCCACCCCTCCTTGTACTCCTTGCTCGTGGGGATGCTAGCGATCGACGCGTGATGGTGCGTTCCTGGTATCTTCATTTGCCTTGTCCTCCCGCGCCCACTTGCGGCGCTCAAGTACCAACTCTCGGTTCTTCGCATAATAGCGGGCGCTGTAGGTGCGCCACCCTGCCCGCCGGGCCGTGTCCAAGGGCTCTCGAGGCCTTGCCATGCGTGCTCCCAAGCCAAAGCCGGGCCCCCAAGCGGGGCCCGGCAAACAAAAGGTGAGGAGGCGGACCGGACTTGCACCGGAGTTTCTCGGCTTGTAGCTGTCATTGACCGGGAGCTACGGGGCGCGACCCCGCGCTTTTCCCCAGTCTGGCGCCAGCGTCCGAGTGCCCTAGTCTCATTGGACGACCACCTCCTCACCAACCTAGCCTAGAACTTCCGGCCCTTGCCCTTGGCGGGCTTGGCCGGCTCCTCCTCCGCGCGCGCCTCCGGGTACGGGAAGGCGATGGACTCGGCCACCTCCGCCCGCTTGGCCATGATGCCCGCCATCAGCTCGCTCTCCACGGTGCCGACCTCGTTGAACGTCACCTTGAACTGCGTCTTGGCGTCCGGCACCACCGCGATCTCCGTCAGCACGCCGAACGGCGGGCGCTTGAGCACGTTGGCGATGTTCTTCACGTAGAGGCTCCACGCCTTCACGCTCGTCACGGGCAGCTTGAAGAAGAAGGCCTCCACGTCCTTGATGTTGTCGGCGGTGAGGCCGTTGCTGCTGATGAGCGCCAGCCGGCGGATGTTCTTGCACGCCTTGCCCTTGCCGGTGTCGGCCGTGCCGAACTCGTTCTTGGGGCAGCCCCGGCACTGTTCGTGCTGGGGCTCGGAGGACTTCTCGTGCGGCTTCAGGCCCTCCTCGTCCTCGCTGAAGGCGTAGCAGCACGGCGGCCGGGGGTTGTCCGGGTCGAACTTCCCGTCGTACATGGCGTTCTCGTAGATGCTGTGCAGCACCACGACCACCGCCTTGTTGTCCTTGACGGGCTGCCCCGCCACGGTGAGCACGCCGCTCTTGACGCTGATGAAGCTGCCCGCCGGGGTCTGCTCCTTGTCGCTGGCCTCCTTGGCGTACTTCGCCAGATCCTCGTCCCAGTTGGCCAGCGCGGTCGTCGTCGCCTTCTTCACGTTCTTCGCCATCTGAACTGCTCCTTGTGCGCGTAGAGAACTGGCCACCCCGCCCGCGCCTGACGGGGGCCTGTACAGCGGGGAAGACTACTTCTCGGCTTCGCCGAGGCTTGCTTTCCAGTTGCTCACTTGCCGCTCTTGGTGATGCTGAGCTTGACCACGCCGAACGGCTCGACGCCCGGCACCTTGATCTGGTCATCCAGGCGCGCCCTGTAGGCGCTGTCGTTCACGCGGCGCTGGAGCAGGTCGAACGCCCCCTCCTTCGCCACGTACTTGTAGAAGGCCTCCCAGTCCTGCACCTGGGCCACGGTCTGGCGACTGACGCTGGCGGTGGCCACCTTGCCGCGCGCCCCCTCCACGTCGCCCTTGCTGAAGCTGTTGAGGATGTGGTCGCTGAGGGCAGTCTCCTGCGCCTTGAGCGTGCCGATGCGCTTCTCTTCCTCCAGGCGCTTGGCTCGCATCTGGTACAGCTTGTCGATGCAGGCGCCGAGGGTCTTCGGATACTTCGCTTCCATGTGTGCCTCCAGTTCGCTACGCGAACGGCCTTCATCCGCCATTCGCTGTCAAGTTGCCTACCCGTAACTGCCCGCCACCCTACACGGGCGGCGGGCAGACGGGCAAGCGTTGAACTACTTCTTGCGAAACTGTCCGCCACCAGTCGGGCAGTCCAGATTGTCGTGGTCTCCCCACGTCGCTCCGCAGGTGGCGCAGAGCGTGCCCATGGGGTAGGACATGGGCGTCACATCCTTCGCCGCCTTCGGGTCCTGGATGACGCCCGCCTCCACCAGCTCGATGTACTTGGTCAGGTAGTGCTGGGCCTTCTTCAGATCCTCCAGGCCGTTCTTCTCCTTCCACCGCGCGATGTACTTGGTGATGGCCCCCTGGAAGTAGTCCAGGCCCAGCGCCCCCGCCCAGTCCCAGTGCTGGATGGGCTTCTGGTAGTGCTTCCCGCCGACCTGCATGTCGTTCGCCTTCATCGCCACTCTCCCTTCAGGTAGTCCACCAGCTCCGGCACGCCCTTCAGCTCCCCACACTCCTGCACCACGTAGTCCAGCACTCGGTTGAACACCTCCGTGTGGCGGGGGTGGCGGCAGCCCATCTGCCGCTCGTACAAGAGGTGCATGGCGAGGTCCAGGCGGTCAGCGGCTTGGACGACCAGCCTCTCCCACTTGTTCATGTCGGGCATCAGCACGCTGTTGCTGATTCTCCACTCCACTTCCTCCAGCTCCAGGTCCTGACTCATCGTGGGGTGTCGCTTCTTCATGTGGGCAGGCACGTCGCCGGTCCACACCTCCGGCGCGTCGTGGACAAGGAGGGCATACAGCACCACCTCCATCCTGGCGGCGGGCAGGGCGTACATCAGCTCCATGGCGATGCACTGCGCCCCGTAGACGTGCTCCGCGATGGTGTGGTTGTAGAGCGTGGGGACGGCGTGCAGCCGCTTCACGTGGCCTGCTTCGCGCAGGGCCTCCAGGCGCTTGAAGTTCACGAGAGCCCCTCCTTCTCCGCCCACCAGCCCTCAACGATGAGCTCTCCGTCACCAGCCTTCATGCTGTACACCTCGCTGTCGTCGTGGATGACTGACTTCGGGATCCAGTGCTCCTCCCCGTCTGACTCCAGGTAGACGAGCAGGGCCTTGGCCGTCTCGCGGACGGGGCGTGCCTTGCCCAGCCGCGCGGGTTCCAGTTCTGCACTCACTTCACACCCCAGCGTTGAATTGCGTCCATCATCTTCACGTCGCACGGGCTCTCGTGACCCCACTGACCCTGTGTGGCGTGTGCAGCGACGCGATACCAGCACCACATCACCAGCGACTTTGGCAGGTGCCACGCGATCCAGATGGTCGCCCTCTGGACAAGGCGCCGCCGCAAGGCGCCTGCCTCCCACAACTTCCACTTGAGCCACTTCATCACTTGGCCTCCTTCTTCGGGTGCGCCGCCAGCCACGTCGCCGCCGCCAGCTTCCAGTCGGTGGCGATGCAGCCCTCCAGGTAGCCCGCGTCCCGGTTCTTCCAGGCGTTCCACAGGGGCGCGGCCACGAACTTCCACCACGGGTGCGTGAAGCTGCTGACCTGCACCTCCTGCCCGCCGTCAAACAGCAGGAAGAACGTCTCCAGGTCCTGGTGCCAGTAGTGGAGCTGGTCCTGGCGGTGGCAGGAGTTGTCCGGGTCGACGAACATGGGCTGCGGCTTCACCGCCCCCAGCGCGTAGGGGCTGCGCTCCTGGTAGACGCTCGGGCTCCACCCCGCCTTGATGCGCTCCCACACCTTGCCGCCCTCGCCCCCGGTGTAGACGTGGAGGCTGTCCGAGAACTGGACGTAGGTGCCCACCTCCAAGCCCAGGCGGGCGGCCATGTACTCCTGGAGGATGGAGAAGTGGACGACGTTGGCCCCGTAGGCGCCCCAGATGAGGTCGTTGCTGCGGTTGCAGACGGTCATGTTAAGCCGCCCGTCCCTCACCTTGAAGTAGGCGTTCGTGTTGCAGGGTATGTCAGTGCTGTCGATCCCCGCCTCCACGTGCGTCCCGTAGTCCACTCCGTGCAGGTCGTACGGGGGGCGCCACATCTGGAGCACTGCGCGCCTACTGTCGGGCTTCTGCTTCAGGTGGTTCACCAGGAAGTCGAGCTGGTCCACCCCGAACGCCTTGCGCCAACGGTAGCCGTAGCTCCCCTGCATCCTGTGGCCGTCGTCGCTGTAGTTGCGGAACTTGGGGACCAAGTACTCCATGAACCGCACATCGTCGCGACCGGCGAGGAGCCACAGAGACTCGAACAGGTGGAGGAAGGGGTTGGCATCCCGCTCCTTGTAGAACAGCACCCGCTCCAGGGGGCGTTCGTAGTACGTGGCCACCGGCTCGTCGAACTCCAGGGTGTCCCCGTTGCGGCTAGTCTGCCGGTGCCAGCTCGTACCCTCGCCCTTGTCCTCACCCTCGTCGTACTCCAGCAGCATGAACAGCACCTTCCGCAGCGCGTCGTTGACACCTCGTGCGTGGATCTCCATCACTTCACCTCCCTGCGAATGCCGACCATTCCGTAGTTCCACAGCCCGAAGAAGTGCCTGTCCTGCGCCCTGTCGGCCAGCCGCTTCAGCCCGAGGATGTCATCCAGCGCGGCCACCGGCACGCCATCGATCATGTACGCCCTGCCGGCGTTGAGATAGCGTTGGCGCAGCCCGCTCGCGGGGATGTAGTCCACCTTGATGCCGTCGATCTCCGTTGTCGCGCTGCCCTCGGTGGAGCCCTTCGCCAACTTGGCCTCGATGCCCTCGCCACTCGGGGCCTTGGTCACCAGGAAGTCGATGTCGCCCGGGATGACGTCGAACCCCAACATCCACAGCGCCGCCGTTCCGATCAGCACGCCCGTCGCGCTGTCGTCCTTCCTCAGCAGGATGTGAGCCTTCTTGATGACTTCGCGGCCAACCTCAGCTTGCTTGCACAGCTTCATTTCGTTCATCTCCATCACTTCACCCCTTCTTCAGCGCCTTGGCCCACTGCACCCTCACGTCCATCATCCCAGCCTCCATGCCGGTCCACGCCTTCTTCTCCCGCACCGTCACGGCGTGGGGGTACATCGCAGCCAGCCTGCGGGCACTGTCCGTCTGGCAGGGGGTGGTCCTCCAGGTGGAGCACCCGCCCTGGACGTTGCTCGGGCCTGCGTTCAGTCGGTACTCCAGGCTGAGGCGGTTGGGCAGCCCGGCGGACAGGAGCTGCAGAGTCATGTTGAAGTCCTCCATCGTGGCCACGTCCTTGGCCAGCCCCTTGCCGAAGGTGGCCTTGGCGTCCATCACCATCGGCACGTTGTAGGCCAGCGCGTACATCATCCGCTTGCACTCCAGCCACATCTCCGTGCTGGCCCAATAGGCGGTCCGCACCATCCAGCCGCAGTGGGCGCGCACGTCGAGCGTCTTCTCCAGCCAGTTGAAGGCGCCCACCATCTGCTGGTCCGTGGCGTTCTTGATCTTCATGTCGGCGCGTCGCACCTGGATGGTCAGGTCGTCGTCCAGCATGACGAACTTCTGGATATCCTGCTCCGCGCAGTAGCGCAGGATGTAGTCGCGCGTGGCGGTGATGCCCTTGGCCTTGCACCAGAGCACGTTGCGCCCCCTGCTCTGGTGGCTGGGCGCCTCGCTGGGCGGGCACACCAGCTTCGTGTGCCTCTTCACGGCGTCGGGCAGTCGGTCGTAGGTCCACTGCCGGTCCACTCGGTTCATCGTCGGGATGAATACGTTGATCACTTGCTTGCCTCCTTCAACTGCGCCTCCAGTTCCTGTATCCGCTCCCTCGTCTTGACCAAGCTGGCCTCGCCCGCCGCCAAGTGCTGTCGCCTATCAGCCAGCTCCGCCTCCAGCGCGTGGCGCTGCGCCGCGTCGGTGCTCTGCCGCATCTTGATGACCTCGTCCAACATCTGCTCTTGCATGGTGATCACTTGCTTGCCTCCTTCACGTTGAGCTGTTGCAACCACTCCTTGATCCAGATCCTGCTGCCCGTCTTCTCCGCCTTGCGAGCCTCCTTCATGAACTCGGTGAAATGCTTCCGGCAAAGGTAGCTCACCTGCTCCTCCACGTCAAGGATGAAGACGCGCTGCCGGGCTTCCTTCTCCTCGCACTTGGCAACTTCGCACTTCATCGGTACACGTTCCTTGCCGCCGCGACGGCCGCGCGGGCGGCAGCTATCCACTGCGCCCGCTCGCGCACGGTGAGGTCCAGCCACCGCTGAGCACCCTGGCAGTAGGCGCGATGGGCTGCGCGGCCGAGCTTTTCCAAACTTTCTTCGTTCATTCTTCGTTCCCCGGCTTTTTGAGTGTGGGATGACCGGTAGTGTGATTAGGCTATCTCGATACCGTTGCGCTCATGGGGGCGCTGATGGGGCGGGAGGTAGGTGGAGCGCGGCTTGCCCACGCCAGTCACCACCTTCATTCGCTTTGCGTGTTCACAGAGACAGAATTGGACGTCGTGAGCGCTGAGCGTGCCGCTGTTCGGGAACCACTTCGTCCAGTTCTGGTTCACCAGCACGCGGAGGGCCACGACCTCCTCCAGCCACGTGTGCGAGTTGAGCGTGAAGTCCGGGTCGCGGCCCGCGATGTAGTTGAGCCCACGCCGCGCCCCCGGCCCCACCGGGGTCCAGGTCTCCTCGTCCCAGAACAGACCGGGGTAACAGAGGATGAAGTCCTGGAGGACCTCCTTCACCATGAAGCCGGTGCCACCGAACCCCTCCAGCTTCATCATCTCCTCCCCCAGCGCCGCCCAGCTCGGGCTCTTGAACTTGAGCAGCGGAGCCAGCCGCTCCTTGTAGGCCGCCGCCAAGCCGCTCAGGTAGTCCACCACCACATCCTCCTTGGGCTCCTTCCGGCCGCCGTTGGTTATGACGTAGGCTCCGGTGAACACCTCCTGCCGCACGCGCACCCGCTTGTGGGGCCCGCGCACCCGCTCCACAGGGCTCTGGAGGCGCTCCTTGGCCACGCGCAGCACGCGGGCAGCCTGCCACCTTGCCTGCCAGCCAACAGCCTGTGCGAACCCTGCCGTTCCGAAGTACCTAAAGGTAGCGCAGTTGAGCAACGCCTGCTCGTACTTCCCCGGCTTGACGTTGGCCTTGTAGATGGCGAGGAAGGCCTGCGTCGTGCGGTCGTTCACGCGGCGGACATTGGTGAAGCTGTACTTCTGCAGGATCTCATCCTTGGTCCAGGGCCACGGCGCCCCGCTCTCCTTCTTGAGCCGGATGTTCTCGCGCTCGTGGATGTAGTAGAGGAACTTCTTGATGCCTTCGCTGCTAGCCTTCATCGCTCACCTCGTACGTAGATGGCCGTCGTGTGCCACAACTTCTCGTTGTCCAGCTTCGGCGGCTTGAGCCACCTGAAGCCCTGCTCCTGCAACTCCACGTCCAACAGGTTGGCCGCCTCCCACTGCCCCTTCTTCTGTAGATGGTACTCGATGAGCACCGCCTGGAGCCGCTTGGGCAGCGCCCGGCCCAACAGCAGGTCGTACTCGGCGCCCTCGCAGTCCATCTTGAGCACGGTGAAGCTACACAGCTTGAGCAGCGCCCCCATGCGGACCACCGTCACCGGCACGGGCTCCCGCCCGCGCGTGGGGACCGTGCTGTGGCTCCCCTTGTTCGGGCCAGGGCTGGTCCACAGGGGGATGGTCGCCCCTTGGTAGCTGTCACCCACCACCGCGCAGTTCATGGGGCGGACGTTGTGGCCGATGTTCCGCTTGAGCAGCGCGTAGTTCTCGGGCTCGGGCTCCACCGCCGTCACGGACTTGCACTGCTCCCCCGCCCACTGCGCGTAGCTGCCGATGTTGGCGCCGATGTCCAGCACCACGTCGGACTTGCCCAGCGGGAGGCGCTGGTAGCCCTTGAGCTCGTTGATGACGTACTTGTCCATCGTACCGGGACGGACCCAGTAAGTCTTGTAGGCGTCGTACTTCATAGCACCTCCTCCAGCTTCGCCACGTCCACGCGCCCAAGGTGGATGAGCTGCTCCATCAGCCATTTGTCGCGGGGGCTGCGACTGGCGTAGGTGTCCTCCGCGTAGAGCACCGTGTTGATGCCGTTGGCCAGCACCACGTCCTTGAAGCACTGCGGGCAGGGGATGTGCGTGCAGATGAGGGCAGTGTTGATGCTGCCCATGTTGACCCCGGCCAGCAGCGCCTTGCGGGCGGCGTTGACTTCCGCGTGGATGACGAGGTCGTACTTGGTGAGGTAGAACATGTGCCCCAGCTTGTCGTCCACCTCGCCCGTGCGGTTGTTCCACAGCGACTCGTCCTCCTCCACCCCAGGCGGGAAGCCGTTGTAGCCGAGGTGAACGCTGCCCGTCGCGGCGTCGTAGATGGCCGCCCCCACCTTGGTCGAGGGGTCCTTGCTCCGGCTCTCCGCCCACAACCGGCAGATGGCCATCACCGACTCCGGCACGCCCAGCTTGCTCTTCAGCATCACTTGCCTCCCTTCGGGTACGACGCGCGCCACGCATAGCCCCGCGCCTTCTGCTTCGCTATCATCGCCTTGATCTTGCGCGGCTGGGCCGCGCAAGATCAAGGCGGCCACCGGGCGAACCTCCACCACGCGGCGCTTCAATACGCGTCCGCCGCGCAGGCGGTCGGCGTCCTTCTTCGCGTACTGTGCGTCCTCCAACGCCTCCTGCGCCACGCGCTTCTGCGTCGCGAGCTGCTGCTTCAGCAGCTTCGCCTCCTCGCGCAGCCGCACGACCTCCGCTTTCAGCCCTTCGAAGTTCATGTCGTACTTCACACCCTGCACCTTCGGGCGCGGCTTGAAGCCCTGGCAGGTTCCCCTTCCGGCACTGCCAATCGGCACCCTGTCCTCGCCGGCCGCGCTGCATCCGCCATCGCAGTCCTTGCAGTTCATTGTCACGCCTCCTTGAGCGCCGACAGCCGCTTGCGGTCCAGCACCTGGATGACCCCGTAAGCCTTGCAGGGCCCCAGCACACCCTCGGCACGCTATCTGTTGATAATGGTGCTGGTAAAGCTCCGGTTGCAGCCCGCCATCTCCGCGAGCTTAGCCTGCGTCACGCGCACCACCCCGTCCTCCACCGGCACCTCCACTGCGTCCAGGGGGTAGCCCAGCTTAGTCAACATCCCAACCAGTTCGCTTAGCTTCATGGCTAGAGCCACCTCACGCACTTCGGGTTCTTGCACGAAGCGGAGCTGCGACCCGTGGCGTACACCACAAAGCTCAGCGCCTTGGCCTGCCCGCAGACGGGGCAGTTGATGGCGCCGCTGATGTTGTGCTCCCCCTTGGTGGCCTTGGTCACGGCAGCCATCGCCTTCTCCACGTCCTCGGGCTTACCGTCGTAGTCCAGGCTCTTCCTGTCGTCCATCTTCATGTGCTGCCTCCTCTTGCAATTCCACCCACCATATGGCAAGTGGCACTGTGCTCCAGGCTGCGTTGCTTGCCAACCTGCAAAGCAAGCTAGCAGGCACTTGGCCCAGAACACAAGGGGGTGCGGTAGTGCGATTAACGCTTGGTCTTGTGGAACTTTGGGAACTCAGCCTTCAGCCGCTTGAGCTCTTCCTTCGCGTACTTGATGGTCGTGGTGGGGGCGGTGGGCTCGGGCGGGAGACGCTTCTTTCGCTTGTAGGGAGCGCGCCCCGCCTCGTGGTGTCGCATGTTGCCGCGCATTCCCAAGTGATGGAGGAAAGACTCGCAGGTCTTGTACTCCTTGCCGCAGGAGCAGCGCCAGCTCACGGCCCGCCCCCCATCTTTAGCGCCGCGCCGGAGTCGGTGGCGAGGGCGGCGGCCACCCGCTCCAGCGCGGTTTCCAGCGCGGTTTCCAGCGCCTCCACCTTCTGCTCCAGTAGTCGAACGCGGGCGCGCAGCTCGCGGATCTCGTCGTGGTCGATGCTCATGGCGTCTCCTTAGCCGGCGCGGGGAGCAGGGTCTTGCTCCAGGCTGCCCGTGCGATCTCCTCGTGTGATTTGAGCGACCCGATCAAGTTGACGCTCTTGTGCCCGTCCGCGCGCTCCTTGTCGGTGAAACACCGGCCGTCCAACTCGGCGCGGAAGGCGGTCCAGAAGGCGTCGAACAACAGAGGGGCGTTGCTGGTCGTCGTGTAGCCAGCCGTCAGCGAGGTTGCCGGCGCGGGGAGTAGAGCGCGGGCGGCGCACAGCCAGCACTTGCTGATGCTGTCGGACTGGGCGATGTAACCAGGGTCATCGCAACGACACGCGCGGGACTCGTTTGCGTAAGCGGCTCGCAGCGCCCCCTCCAGCGCCTTCACGCGCCCGAGCGCCTCCGTCAGCGCCGGCGAGTCGGGGCAGATGAAATCGCCCTCCAGCGTCACGCCATGCCGGTGGCGTTCCAACTCGCGCTCCAGCGCCTTCACCTGCCGCGACAGGTGTGTCAACTGCTCGCACAAGAGACTCATGGTTGCTCCTCGTACGCGGGGCGCTGCTGTCCGTACAGTTCGTAATACTCCTCACCGCTGTCTTCAAAAGCAGCGAAGCACTCCGGGTGCATGGTCCCCGGCCCGCTGTCGTAGCCCTCCGCCCAGAACCACCGCTTGTAGGACGACCCGCGCAAGATGAGCTCCCCGCAGTAGGTGCAGGTGTGCTCCTTTCGCGCGGCCTTCACCGTAGTGAATCCTAGCGTTATTCCCATGTACTCACCCCTTCACTTTGGCGGGAGGGGCACAGTCTTCGGGGTCATGTCCGCGCTTCTTCTCGTGAATGTTCCCCGCGCAGTAGTCGCAGAGCGACATGCCGCAGACACCACACTCGATGTCCTTGCCGTCGTGGCTATAGCCCGACTTGCTCGTGTCACCCCCACACTCTCCGCACTTCGGTTGCTTCTTCATGCACTCACCTCCTACCTACAGTAGAACGCCAGACTCAGCGCGTGGTCCACTACGAGCGTGTCGTTTCGCCCGACCCAGGCCCCTTCGCCGTTCTTCCCTCGTATCCAGCCGTTCTCAACCTGGATGAACTTCCCATCCCAGGTCTTGCCCATCGTGCCGCAGAAGATGTGTATGCGTCTTCGCACTTCGTCGTCCTTGCGGCACTCCACCAAGTACCCCACTCCAGCAGCGGCGAAGCAGAAGCAGGACATCGCCGCCAGCGTTCTCATCTTCATGTACTCACCTCCTAGAACTTCGCGCTCCCCGGTCCGAAGTACCGAGACCAGTGGTCCGACAACTCCTTCACTCCTGCCCCAACCCACCGCTCCACATTCCGCACGGCGTACAGCCGGTCCAAGCCGCCGTTCAAGCGCATGGGGCCGCCGCCGTTCACCTGTCGCAGCCCCGCCTTCTTCAGCTCACGCCCCAGGCCGCAGGCCGTCACCCGCCCCGCATGCTCGGGGTCGTACGCCCTGAGTAGCTGCTTGTTCGTGTACAGGTCGCACTCCTTGGCTTGCCGCTCCCCCAGCAGGCGCAGGACGCTCACGGGGTCCTCCAGCAGCCCCGCCACCCAGGCCCCCACGTCGCTCTTGTTATCGAGGATCATGGCGCGCTTGCTACCGGTGTCCATGGCCGCGTCCATAGCCTCGAAGTCCCCAAGGTTCAAGTTGAGGAGGTGGTGGAACAGCGCCGCCGCGCCCTCTGGGGACTTGTACCACTTGTCGTAGGCAGCGTACTCCTCTCGCTTGGCCGGGGCGCCGACCAGTTCGTGGATGAAGAAGCGCCGGTCTCCGTCCTCCATGAAGAAGGCGTCCGGGTGGTTGCTGGTGAAGAGGTAGTTCACGCAGTCCGGCACGCTGTACTCAGGCAGGTACTTGATGTTGATGCTCAGCTTCTGCTGCGTGATCATGCTTTTCAGCATGTCGGCGTGGTCACGCTGGTCCGTGCCGGTGATCTCGTCCCCGAGTACGAACTGCTTGTTCTTCGCCCACCCGTTGAAGTTCCCCTTGAGGTTCTTCGGCTTCACCTCCTCGCCGTTCTCCCCGTAGATGCGGAGCATGGTGTGGCCTATCAGCGTCTTGCCGGTGCCTTGGGCCACTCCCCAGATGCACGCTGCGCTGAACAGCTTGGCTCCAGGGTGCTGGAGCGGATAGGCTAGCCATCGCTCAAACCACTGTTTTTCCTTGTGTTTCTCCTTGAAGACGAAGTCCAGCAGCCAGCGCCAGGGCTTGATGTCGCCGCGCTTGGGCTCCACGCCCCAGCCCTTCCAGTCGTTCCAGTTGTTGTTGTGGAACTGCGGCTTGCCGGGGTCGTAGGTGATGCTGTCCAGCTCGAATCGTCGTTCCCAGTCGAGCCAGGGCTGGGCAATCTTCGTCTTCACCGGCACCGGCACGCCCTTCAGCATCTTCACCATGTTGAAGTAGCGGTTGCTGTAGCTGTGATGGACGAAGTCGTTGGGGCGGATGCGCCGCCCGTTCGCCTGGACCAGCACCACCCCCTGCTCGCGGATGTAGGCAATCTCCTTGTTCAGCTCCCACAGCGCCACCCCCTCGGCAAAGGGCACCGCTGACGTCAGCACCGCCGCCACGTCGCCCCCCGCCACCAAGAAGTCGTCGAGGCCCTGCTTCTTACCGTCGGGGGTGGGCGGAAGGGATGCCACCTTGACCGTCGCGCCCCTGGCAGTGAGCTCCCGCGCCAGCCTGACCTGCGCACTCACCACGCTGGGGTTGGTGGCCGCGTCGCTGTCGAAGACAATCGTCGTGTCCCGGCTTCTCCAGTCCACGGCCTCGAGCTGGGGGAGCAGGGACATACCCCGCTTGCCGCTGCGCCACACGTCCACGCCTCCCAGCCCGATGCAGTTGAACCCAGCGGCGCAGGCGGCAGCGGCCTTGAGCTCCCCTTCCGTTATGAGTACCGCGTTCCCGTCCACTTCCTTGAACACGGCAGCCCAGGGCTTGGGGAGCAGCGGGGGGAGGTAGACCTCGTTCAGCGAGCCCTTGGGCTGGGCGTACCGCTGGGGCTTTTCCATCGCGAAGCCGCCTGGAGCGTCCCCCAGGAACCTAACCCTGTAGAAGCTAGACTGCTGCCCCGTAGGAGTGAAGTATGGGAGCAGCAGCCCGGTGCGGAGGGCGCCCACCTTAGCGGCCGTCTCCATCGGGCTCAGCTCCTTGTAGCCCAGATGCTTGGCCTGTTGGTCTGTGATGCCTGAGGACTTCCACTTATCACTTGCGAGTGACACGCTTGCCCTCTTCTTTCCAACGCCGGAGGTCTTCGTCGCTTGGATCGATATCTGTCATGCCGTAGTAGTGCTCGAAGAAGTTCAGCTTCTCAGCTCTCAGGCAGTCCCACATTGAAAACTGACTCCCGACGGTAGTTGCCACACACGTTCCAGCCCCGGACCACGACCACGCGCCGCTGCACCGCTGCCAGTAGCCAGTATAGAGGCGCGTCAGATAAGAGCCCTCTGGCAGCGCCAGCCCATCTTGCCGCAGTCGTGCCAAGAGCAAGTCAGCTATCTTGGGCTTGTCCCTTCGCATCACACCCTCCTCTACATCCTGAACTCGTCGGCCTCTGCGCGCGTCATGAAGAAGTGAATGCCTTGGGCGCACTCCACGCGGATGTCGTCGCTGTAGCCGTCGGGCTCAGCCACCTCGCCCACGCGGTAGGTGCAAGTGGGCGCGTACTGGGAGGTGAACTCCTTGGCCTCCGTGCCGAGGGCTTCCAGCACCTTCACCCTGCTCGCCCTGCACTTGCGTCCGACGAGGCTGCTGGTCCGCCTGGCATCGGCGGGGATGAGCAGCTTGAGCGTCGTGTGCTCGTGGCCGTGCAGGACGGACTTCCACGCGATGAACTCCCCCTCTTGCGGAGGGAGCTGGAAGTGAGGCAGGCCGGCGCCGCTCAGGTCGGCGCTGCGCAGGTCGGCGCTGCGCAGGTTGGCGCTGCGCAGGTCGGCGCTGCGCAGGTTGGCGCTCCTCAGGTTGGCGCCGCTCAGGTCGGCATCGCTCAGGTCGGCGCCGCTCAGGTCGGCGCTGCGCAGGTTGGCATCGCTCAGGTTGGCGCTGCGCAGGTCGGCGCTGCGCAGGTTGGCGCTCCTCAGGTCGGCATCGCTCAGGTTGGCGTCGCTCAGGTTGGCGCTGCGCAGGTCGGCGCTGCGCAGGTTGGCGCTGCGCAGGTTGGCGCTGCGCAGGTCGGCGCTGCGCAGGTTGGCATCGCTCAGGTCGGCATCGCTCAGGTCGGCGCCGCTCAGGTCGGCGCCGCTCAGGTCGGCGCTGCGCAGGTTGGCGCTGCGCAGGTTGGCGCTCCTCAGGTTGGCGTCGCTCAGGTTGGCGCTGCGCAGGTCGGCGCTGCGCAGGTTGGCGCTGCGCAGGTCGGCGCGCTTGCCGTCTTGATCTCCGCGCAGATACTTGGCGTGCAGCTCCAGCACTTCCTTCAGGTTGATGGGGTCCATGTACTCAGCTCCTTGTGGGGTGGGGGTTACTCCGCCTTGCCAGGGCGCTTGGCATCGTCGTTCTCGGGCGCTTGTGGGGGCGCTATATAAAGGTAGGGCCGGCTACTCCACGTCGTCGTTCTCAGTCCTGCGGAAGGGCTTGCCGCGCCTGAGCGCCGTCTTGTCCACGGCGGCCATGATGTCGGGGAGGGACACCTTCTTCAGCCCCTGGTAGCAGAACGCGCGGATGAGGTTGGCGACGTTCATGCGGCGCTGCCTCTCGGGGTCCTTGGCGCTTCGGGCGCGGCACTTCGTGTTCAAGTCGTTAAGAGCTTTTCGCAGCTCTTCCGGTATCTTCAGGCTCTGAACCTGGTGCATTTGCGTCGCTCCTCGGTTGGTTGTTGGCGGTAAGGTAGTGTTGCTAGTTGGGCAGCCTAGCGCCTGTTTGGCGGGTTGGCAAGCATCGTAGTGCGATTCATCTGACGAAGGGGCTTGGGACTCACGTTGCAGGACGTGTTTTGAGGGGGCGCGTAACGGGGCCTGCAACGGCGGTAGTAACGTCGCTCTTCGCACTACGATGGCGGCGGTTTTACCTATGGGGAGGGGGTAAAATCCAGGCTTCACCTCTATACTCTGTTACTACTGTTACAACTTCCTTATAGAAAGAGTAGTAAGGGGTGCTTAGAAGGTGTGGTAAGACTGGGTGCCAACTTGCCTATATGCGGTTTGGCCCGTGTAAACCTGAAGCAGTAACGGGGCTCGGCGGGCTTGCGTGGAGTGGTTAGTGGGGGTAGTATGGCGGGTGTTGGTTCCTCGCAAGTGCAGAGTAAGGAGTGAATGTGAAACGCACGATGGAGTTGCCGGACAAGGTTCATCAAGGAATCCTGGATTTGGCGGCCCGCCTCCGCATGGAGAACGGAGGCGCGGTCAAGTACAACCCCAGCAGCGTGACCAGGGTTGTTCTGGCGTTGGGCTTGGCCACTTTGTCGACGGAGGATGTGAAGAAGGCCATCGACAAGGAGGGAGTGCGGTGCGGCAAGCGCCCGTTCCGTCGAATCCAGACCGAGGAGGAAAAGAGCTACATCGTGGCGCGGATAACTCGCCTGAACTTGAAGCGCATGACCGCAGCAGAGGTTGACGAAGCGCTCAGAGCGTGGGACGCGCAGCGAGGCCGAAAGTGACCGGACTTCTTTCTAGACTCTTTTCAATTCACGACGTGGTCTACAGGCTCAACCGCAGGGACGACACGCCGCGCAAGCGCATCAACATCACACAGGTCTTGGTGGTGTACCTGAAGCTGGGTATCCCGCGCGTGTCCGACGACGAGCTGATGGCCGGGATCAAGGACCACTACGGACCATGACCTGACAACTTCGAACCGGGCCCGTGGAGCGACGGGCCCGGTTTCGTTTCTGACAGCCCGTTCAGATCAGCCCCTCCCGTTGGTTGCGAATTCGTAAGTTGACAGCTCCCTCGCGCCGTCGCTGTGGGAAAGTGCCGAATTCGTTTGCGGCGGGGTGGGGCTCAGCTCATGAAGCGAGTCGCAGCGCGCTACCATTACATAGCTGCCCGGCGGCCGGTGTGATCTCCCTCCGCTAGATTCTTGATCAAGTCGGGCTTGATGGGCCGGAGCAGGCAGCCGGGCACTTGTAATCGTAGTGCGGCGTGCTACCTTGTAGGTGCAAGGCAGCGCACACAAGGAGGCCAAACGTGAAGGACCAACGCCGTGAAGTGCCCCTGGCAGTGATGATTAAGATGGCCCAGCACTACCGGGACTGCCACACCGTCGGGCACCGGGGCTGCGCCCGATGCACCCCCGCCAAGTGCCCCCACTGCCAAGCGGAAGGCCGTGAGGAGTACGCGCGGCAGGCCAAGGTGCTGGACCGGGCGGCCAACGCCTTCTTGGCCGCGCACGGCTTCAACCCCTACAACGTGACGAAGGGAGGGTAGGATGAAGACCAAGCTGGGCTACCTGGGCAACTTCACCTTCAAGCACCCGAACGAGGGCCCCGACAACTACGCGCCGCGCTGCCCCTACTGCAAGGCGGAGCTCGACGTCCTCACCGATGAGGAGTACAAGAACAAGGTTTCACGCACATCAACTGCCACTGCCCCACCGTCGGCGACCACGGCCACGCGGACCACTGCCCCGTCACCATCCTGTCCAAGAAGCTGAGCGAGGAGGAGTGAACATGAGGACCGGTATCAAGTGGGACGATGTGAAGCAGTGGATGCAGAGCGAGAAGTTTGAGGAGGAAGAGGACGGCAGCTTCCGCCGCGTCTACTTGGGCACCGTCTTCACGCTGTCGCCGTCCGGCAAGTTCTACATGCCGTGGGCGCGCAGCAACGTCACCGAGGAGGAGGCCGCGAAGGACGAAGAGTTCTACGATGCGCTGCATGAAGAGGCCGAAGAGCACGGCTACTTCATCCAGTCCGGCGAAGGCGACCCGTGCGACATCTTTGTCACCGAAGCGAAGGAGGACGAGAAGCCGCCTGACAGCATCGTGCAGCCGGATCGCTGCCGGCAGGACGACTGATGTCCGCCTCCCACTGGTCCAAGATGGGGCTGCCCACCCCCACGAAGGAGCCGAAGCCCATGAAGCTGATCGACCACATGAAGAGCATGGAAGCTGAGTACCGGGAGTTCCTCTCCAAGATGATACGAGCCAAGACCGAGCAGTTCAACAAGACGATCGAGGTCGCCAAGAACGTGCGCCCCATCCGGCGCGCCGCGCAGAAGCACGACCTGCGCTACTTCTGGGGCGACCAGCTCTGGTGCCAGGATGTCAGCATCATGTCCTGGGATGAGTTCGTGGATGACGAGGCCTTCAAGTTCGCCGATGATCCGATGAACGAGGTCAACGCGAAGCAGCCGGAGGACGACGAGTGCGCGGAGTGGCTGAACACCGTGTTCGATTCCGTCTACCGCAGCCTCGCCGACGAGTTGAAGCTGCCGCTGGATGTCCTGGAGAGCTAGGCCCAAGCCACTTGCAATCACCACCCGGCACACTACTATTAAGGTGCGGTAACGGCGCCGCCAAGAACGCACAAGGGGCACAACATGGCGTTTGACTTTGCGGTGGGGCAGCGGGTAATTGTCATACAGGTAAGCCTGGGCGATACGGACTGCGACCACCCGGAAGCGCGTGGTGTGATTACGCGCCTGGACCCCAGGGGCAGCTACAGCGGTTCAGGTGAGCTGGAGCTCCACATCAAGGCCGATGACGGAAACCCCACTGTGGAGCCGGCCGACTGGTGCATCCCCGAAGTTGCCTGCACCTGCCGCAAGTACAACGATCACACCACCGACTGCCCCGTGTCCACCTTCAGCACCGCCGCCCACTACCGCTAGGAGGCAAGCAATGATTACCGCCAAGACCAACAAGACGGAAGCGCAGTACACCATCGGCTACATCAAGGAAGCAATACAAGACATGAAGCCTGAGGGCTACAAGCAGACCGATGTGGATGGCGCGCTGGCTAAGCTGGCGGCGGTCAAAGGCGACGAGACGGTTAGCTTCACACGATGGGAAGCGGACATCGTATGGTGGTGTCTCTACCACATGCTGGATGCCAGCAACGAAATCCTCTGCAATTCGTTGGAGGGGCAGCTCTCCGAGGGGCTGGCCCCCTACCGCGGACACACCGACGTCTGCCCGACCTGTGGGCAGCTCACCAACACCAAGTCCTAGCGCCCGGCCGACGCTAGGACTGCCCCGCCCGCTAGCACAGGGGCGGGGCTTTTCTTTGCTCGCGTAGCACGATTCTTGACAATCGTGCTACTCCAGTCATTAAGCAGATTCGTCGAGTTTGCGTGTAAAGTTCCTTTACACTGATCCTAAAGCCCGATCGACGATCCGCCACCCGAGCTCGACGTATCGATCATACGAGTGAACGAGGTACGACGATCAATCCTCGTCCATCCAAGAGCGAAGTGCGAAGAGCCGAGTCCCATCTCCCTCCGCCAGAGCTCGAAGTGTCCGGGAAACACGAACTTGACAGTCAGATCCTGAGTTCTTGGACTCCAAGATCTGAATTCGTCATTTCCTCATACGATCGCGGACGAGTTTGACAGTCTGAGAGCGTAGATCTACATTCCCAGGTCCGAATTCGTCGTTTCCTCGACTGATCGTAGATCTTGGCTCGTGGTTCGAGGATCTTGGGACCTGGGAGCGGAGATCTTGGCTCTTGGTTGGCGGGATCTCAGTTCTCGGGTCGTCGAATCTGAAGATCCGGGAAAGTTGACAGCCGGATGCGATAAGATCTAAGATCTAAGTTCCAAATTCGTCAGAATCGGGGGTGCGTAATGTAGTGCGCGGGGTGGGTGCGTACTTTACGCACCTAAAGTAGTGTGTAAGCAAGGTGTGTGCTAGGCTGCTTTGCCCGCGCACTACCATTAGCAAGCGGCCCGTGGGGCAGGGTGCTTGGCACTTGGCACCCCGGCTGCACTACAGCCCGGCAACGTTGCAGCAACGCGCCCCGGCCTAGGGGCGTGCCACCCCACTTGCAGTTAACCCGTACCATACAAAGGTAACAACATGGCCAAGCACACCACCACCACCACCACCACCACTGGCAAGGGCAAGCGCGTGCCCGTGCCCAACGCCAAGCCCCAGGCGCCCGCCAAGCAGGCCCCGGCCGCCGCGCCCGTGGCCCCGGCCAGCCCCAGCACGGCCGCCGCGCTGGGCAACGCGCCCCTGGGGCAGCCGCCCGCCAGCGTGGCCCCGCAGGCCAGCCCCGCCCCCCGGTACTTGGCGCTGGCGGGCGTGGCGGCCCTGGCCGGGGACGTGGCCCTGGCCGTGTTGTACAGCGGGGGCAACCCCAAGCGCGGCAACCCCAAGCCCGGCCAGCCCCGCAGCGCCAGCCAACAGGCGTGGTTGCTGTACGCCGGGTGCGCCACCGTGGGCGCCTACCGCGCGGCCGTGCAGGCGTACGTGGCCAGCGGCGCCATGCCCTTGCTGGGCCACTGCACCAACGCCAACGCCAACTTGGCGTGGGACGCGGCCCACGGGCTGGTTGCCCTGGGCGGCGCGGCCCCCCGCACCCTGCCCAGCAAGTAGCGGTTAACCCCTAGTGCGCCCCGGCCAACACTGGCCGGGGCGCTTTGTTAGGTACCCCATGGCCCAATGCACTTGCCACCCTGGCCCCCACCAGCCCGGCACCACGGCCCCCGGCTGCCCCACCTGTACCGCCTGCCCCACCTGCCAAGCACCACACTACCACCCCGCGCAAGCCATACCCTACGGCGTTTGCCCCATAGCGGGCGGCTGCCCCACCTGCCGCTACCCCAACAGCAACCCGTGGCCCCCGCAGTGCCCCTGGTTGTTGGGCACGGGCCCCAAGCCCAACGCCCCGCAGTGCCACACGGGCCCCTGCCCCCTTTGCCACCTGGGGCACCACGGGTGTTGCGGCTGTAGCGCCCCGTAGCGCGTAGTGCGTAGCTGCCCGGCCCCCTGCCCAGGGGGCCGGGCTTTTTTTGTGCCCGTTTTTGGTTTGGCACAACACCTGCTCACTCTCCGGCTTATTGGAGAGGAGTTCTATGGACGAAGTCCCGAGAACGAAGACCGAGGAACCTTCCCCGAGCCCCGAGCCCCGAGCCCAGACCTCCCAGCCAAGCCCCTTGCACCTCGTCCGTCAGCGGTGCTAGCTTGTAGCGCATGGATCAAGACGTCATTGTAGAAGCCAAGTTCCTCGTCAGGCCCGCTGAGCCGGACGACTTCGCCTTCATCTTCTCCACTTGGCTGAAGAGCTACCGGTACAACAACCAGGACGTCTCCCGCGTCCCGGCCGAGCTCTACTACCGCAAACACCACGAGGTGATTGCCCGGCTGCGTGACCGCTGCGCCCTCCCAGTCGCCTGCCTCCCTGATTCACCCGCTGTGATCATCGGCTTCGCAGCGCTGGAGCTGCCCCCGGCCCTGCTGAACACCTCCTCTCTCCCACCGCCCGCTCCGGCGCCTCCCGTCATCCACTGGGTCTACGTGAAGCGCGCGTGGCGGCGGATGGGCGTGGCCACTCGGCTTCTCGGGCAACTCTCCCCCTCCGCCTGCTGCCACTCCCACTGGACCAGCGCCATCCACCCCTGGGCTCACGTCAAGTGGTCCGGCCTCCGCTACGATCCGTACTTGCAGGTCACCCCGCAGTCCTAGGAGCACCGCATGAACCCGCTATTCCAGGTCCACACGCTGAACGACGACGGCATCAACAAGGCGAGGGCGATGGCCGAGGACTTCAGTGCTCTCGTGTCGAAGTTGCAAATCATCCTCGGCGACGGCGGCGTCAAAAGCCGAGAGTTTTCGCTCGTCAAGACGAAGCTCGAAGAGGCCGCGTTCTTCGCCAAGAAGGCGATGGCCAACCAGCTCGAGAACCAGACGAAGTAGAACTCCCAGTTCACCCCGCAGTCCTAGGAGCACCGCATGGCCAAGTTACTCGTCGAGAACATCGCTCGCATCACTCACGAAGCGAACCGCGCCTACTGCCTCGCCCTGGGGGACAAGAGCCAGCTTCCGTGGGACGAAGCGCCGCAGTGGCAGCGCGACTCCGCCATCAACGGTGTGCGACACACCCTGGAGCACCCGAGCGCTCCGCCCTCCGTCTCTCACGACTCCTGGCTCGCCGAGAAGAAAGCGGCGGGGTGGAAGTACGGACCCGTCAAGGATCCGGAGAAGAAAGAGCACCCCTGCTTCGTGCCCTACGAGGAGCTTCCCGAGGATCAGAAGCTCAAGGACACGCTGTTCCAGAACGTCGTCCGCAGCTTCATCTAGTTCACCCCGCAGTCCTAGAGGAGAAGAACCATGCACTACCGCAACGGACGTGAAGCGAAGAACGGCGACAAGATCGTGAAGCTGGAGGGCGGCAAGGTCGTCGCCTTCGGGGTGCTGCACAGCGCCGTCCCCGGCAACGACTTCTGCAACGGAAACATCGCCACCATCCAGCCGCCCAACGACTACGCCTGCATGTGCGATTGCCTGCACGTCGACGACGTCGACGCGGTCCTGGCCGAGAAGGGCCTGGACAAGCGCCCCGCCGGAAAGTAATCGGAAGTTCACCCCGCAGTCCTAGGAGCCCACGATGCCCAGGCGTCTCCCGAAGCACGAAGTCGTCGAGTCCGAAGAGCCCGAGATCGTCACCGAGAACCCAACCGGCTTCTTCAAGGCCCCCAAGGCGCGGACGGTGATCCACGTCCGTACGCACGTCACCACGCAGATCGGCGCGTTCGGCAGCAGCCTGGACGCCAGCAAGAACAACCTCAAGATGGAGCTGCGCCCCGACCTGGGCGGCGTGCTGGTCTGCGCCAACTTCAACGGCAAGGAGCGCGAGTTCCTGGTCCCCTTCTCCATCATCGCCCACGCCGAGCTGGCGGTCGAGGTCGTCGACGTCGAGAAGGAGTAGCCCCTCCCCGCCCGCAAGGAGCACGAAGATGGTTGGAAAGCTCACCAGTCCGAAGCGGGTCCTGTCCCTCAAGCGGAGGGAGATCGCCCTCGCCCTCCGCTTGCAGGGCTACACCTACCACGAAATCGGCAAGCGGCTCAAGATCAGCCACGTCTCCGCGTGGCAGCACGTCAAGTCGGCGATGGAGGAGCACCGCAAGGCCCTGGCGGAGGACGTGGAGCAGGTCCGCGACATGGAGGTCAACCGCCTCGACGGGATGCTGGAGAAGCTCTACCCCCGCCGCAAGGACCCGCGCACGGCGGACACCATCCTGCGCTTGATGGACCGGCGCTCCAAGCTCCTGGGCCTGGACGTGCCGAATAAGGTGGACGTCAACGTCACCGGCCTGGAGAAGCTCAGCGATGAAGAACTCGTCAAGAAGGCCGAAGCCGTCTTCCGGCGCTCTGCCCGCAAGTCTGCAGAAGAAGCTGAGCGATCTGGAGAGGGCTCAGTTGATCCTGACGATTCGGGAGGCGCAGAAGAGGCATAGGCCATCGTTCCTCGACCTAGACTTCACCGCGCAGACCCGCTTCCTCAACGACACTTCCCCGCTCAAGGTGGGTCTCTGCACCCGCCGAGCGGGGAAGTCTTTTGGGATGGGGCTGGGGCTGCTCCGGGCGGCGTACTACACCCCCGGCTGCAACTGCCTCTACGTCGCCCTGACACGCGACTCCGCCAAGAAGATCATGTGGAAGGACGTGCTCAAGGTCATCGACAAGGAGGAGGGGCTGAACTGCAAGTTCCACGAGAACGACCTGACCTGCACCCTCCCCGACCCCATCAACAGCGTCATCTACCTGCTGGGCGCCGACAGCAGCGAGAAGGAGAAGGCCAAGATGCTTGGCCAGAAGTATCGGCGCATCGTCATCGACGAGGCGAGCCAGTACTCCATCAACCTGGAGGAGCTCGTCTACGGCACGCTCAAGCCCAGCGTGGCCGACTACCGTGGCGACATCTACCTCATCGGCACCCCCAGCGATATCCACAAGGGCCTCTACTACGAGCTGACGCAGGGCCAGGACCCGACCACGCCGCACACCTGGAAGGCGAAGGGTTGGTCTGGGCACGCCTGGAGCGCCTTCCACAATCCGTACATGGCGGAGAAGTGGCAGGCCGAGATCGACGACCTGAAGCTGGCGAACCCGCTCATCGACGAGACGCCCCTCTTCCAGCAGAACTACTACGGGCGTTGGTGCATCAACGAGAGCGCCCTGGTGTACCGCTTCAACCGGGAGAGGAACCTGTGGTCTGGCGCCCTCCCCAAGTACGACAAGGGTGACTGGCACTTCATCCTTGGGGTGGACCTCGGCTACAACGACCCCTCCGCCTTCAGCCTCTGCGCCTACCACGACAACGACCCCTGCCTCTACGTGGTCTACTGCGAAGCCAAGGCGAAGATGGACATCACCGAGGTGGCGGAGCGCATCCGCATCTACCAATACCGCGTCCAGCACGAGTTCAAGCAGACGATCGAGGCGATGGTGGTGGACGGCAGCAACAAGCAGGCCGTGGAGGAGATGCGCCGCCGCCACGACCTGCCGGTTCAGGCCACCATGAAGACGGGCAAGTCCGACTTCATCGAGCTGATGAACGGCGACTTCATCATGGGGAAGATCAAGGTCCACGAGACGCAGGCATACGACCTGACCGTGGAGTACGGCAGCCTCATCTGGAACGAGCACAGCATCAAGCGTGAGGAGCACCCCGCTTGCCCCAATCACTGTACTGACGCTACCCTGTATGCGTGGCGCAAGTGCTATCAGTATCTGAGCACGAAGCCGCAGAGCGCCCCCAAGCCCGGCACCAAGGAGTGGTTTGACGCGGAGGCGGCGGAGATGGAAGCGATGGAGCTCGCCCGTCTTGAGGAAGAGAAGGTCATGGAAAGGGACTGGTCATGGTGAAGAAGACGAAGCGCGAGGTGGCCGACGACCTGGAGCGTCTGCTCAAGCTGGCCCTGAAGCACAAGGCGCGGCGCCTGCGCTGCGGTGAGCTGGAAGTGGAGCTCGACCCGTCCGCGTTCGCGCCCCTCCCCACGCCCGCCAATCCGGACGACGTGGTCAAGGCCCTGGAGGCCGCGCGCAAGGAAGTCACCTGTCGCTGCGGCCACCCCTACGACGAGCACAACGAGATGGGCTGCCTCCACGGCTGCCCCCTGGGGACCTGTGCCCCTGAGAAAGAGGAAAGCTGATGGACTTCCGCGACTTCCACGTCAAGGGCGAGAAGCGCCCGAACAAGGAGCTCGAGGCGCGACCCCGCTGGTGGCTGGAGGAGGAGAACCTCAAGATCGCACAGTCGGTGAGCGCTGCCCTGGAGGTCATCAGCAAGGACCAGAACGAGCGGCTGAAGCAGTACCTCATCAGCACGCGGCTGTACGGCAACCTGGGCGTGAGCGGGCCCAGCGGAACCAGCTTCAGCAAGCTCAGCTCCACGCACCCGGTTCTCAAGGACAAGATCAGCTACAACGTGGTGCAGAGCGCGGTGGACACCATCGTCAGCAAGACCACGAAGAACCGCCCCAAGCCCCTGGCCCTCACCAACGGCGGCAGCTACAAGGAGCAGCGCAAGGCCAAGAAGCTGAACCGCTTCACGGAGGGCGTGTTCTACGAGCAGAAGGCGTACGAGAAGGGCGAAGTACAGATGCTGGACGGCTGCATCTGGGGCGACGGCCCCATGCACGTCTACGCTACCGACGAGGACCGGGTGGGCTGGGAGCGCGTCCTCCCCCACGAGCTGTGGGTGGACAAGCTGGAGGCCTTCTACGGCGAGCCGCGCAACCTGCACCGCTGCAAGGACGTCGACCGGGAGGTGGCCTCCGCGTTCGTGACCAAGCTGCACAAGGGCAGCCCCAAGCTGCTCAAGGAGCTGCTGAAGGCCGTGGCCCAGGCCCCCGCCGCCCGCCCGGACGCTCACGGCACCTACGGCACCGTGAGCGACCTCATCACCATCCGGGAGTCGTGGCACCTCCCCAGCGGAAAGGACACCGGCGACGGCAGGCACGTCCTCACCATCGAGGGGGCGACGCTCTTCGCGGAGGAGTGGAAGCGGCGGAGGTTCCCCTTCACCAAGTTCACGTGGTCGCGGCGGCGGCACGGGTACTGGGGGCAGGGCTTGGCGGAGCAGCTCCAGCCCATCCAGCTCGAAGTCAACAAGCTGATGACCATCATCCAGCGGAGCTTTCACCTGGGAGGCACCTTCAAGGTCCTGCTGGAGAACGGGAGCAAGATCGTCAAGGAGCACCTGAACAACGACGTCGGCGCCCTGGTGATGTACAGCGGGACCAAGCCCGACTACATCGTCCCCCCGCTGGTCCCGCCGGAGATCTACCGGCACCTCCAGACCCTCCGCGATGCGGCGTACGAGCAGGCGGGCATCAGCCAACTCAGCGCGAGCAGCCAGCTTCCGCAGGGCGTGGAGTCGGGCAAGGCGATGCGGACCCTGAACAACATCGAGTCTGAGCGCTTCATCAGCATCGGCCACGCCTACGAGCGCTTCTACATGGACGCGGCGGCGCTGAGCATCGAGACGGCCAAGGAGATCGCGGCTCGACACAAGGGCCACTACATGGTGAAGGTGCCGGGGCGAGTCTACTTCGAGGACCTGGACTGGAGCGACGTCGATCTCGAGGAGGACTGCTTCGTCATGCAGGTGATGCCCATCAGCTCCCTGCCCAACGACCCAGCCGGGCGACTGGAGACGGTGCAGGAGTACATCCAGGCAGGCTTCTTCACCCCGCGCCAGGGAAAGAAGCTGATGGACTTCCCGGACCTGGAGGCGGCGGAGGGCTTGCAGGCCGCCAGCGAGGACTATCTCACCAAGATCCTGGACCTGATCCTGGACGAGGGAGTCTACACCCCGCCCGACCAGTTCGACGACCTGGAGCTCGGCCGCGTGATGGCGCTGGAGTACTACCAGCGCGGCAAGGCTAGCGATCTGGAGGAGGAGAAGCTGGAGATGCTCATCCGGTTCGTCGGCCAGATCGACGCGCGCAAGGCCGCTGCCCAGAAGCAGCTCCAGGAGCAGCAGACCGCGCAGCAGATGCAGCAGGCCCAGGCGGGGGTGCAGCCCCAGGCGGAGCCCGAGCCCCCGCCCACCAGCGACATCATCCCCAACGTGCCGGGGATGCAGCAGTAGTTCTCGCAGCTCACCCGTAGCAAGGAGTAGATCATGCCCGAGGCAACCCCAGTCGCCCCCGTCGTCGAAGCCCCGAAGGTCGAAGCCCCGAAGACCGAGCCGGTCAAGACCGAAGCCCCGCCCGTCGCCGCTCCTCCCCCCGCCGCTCCCGCCAAGGACGACGCGGCGGAGCGCATCGCCAAGGCGTTCGGCGCCATGAGCAAGAAGGAGAAGCAGCTCGTGGAGGAGAGCCGCAAGCTCAGCGCCGAGCGCGCGGAGCTGGCCAAGGACCGCGAGGCGGTGGCGGCGCACAAGGCCGCGCTCGCCGCCGCCAAGGCCAAGCCCCTGGAGGCGCTGGCCGCCCTGGGTCTCAGCTACGACGAGCTGACGAACGTCATCGCCAACAACAACCAGCTCACCCCGGAGCTGAGGACCAAGGCGGAGATCGAGGAGGCGAAGGACCTCGCACGCAAGGCGGCGGCGGACCTTGAGGAGATGAAGAAGGAGAACGCCACGGCGGCCGAGCGGGCCAAGGAGGCGCGGAAGCAGGCGGCGCAGCAGCAGTTCCAGGCGCAGTATGACCGCTGGGTGGCGGGCACGGTTGCATTCGTCAAGGCGAATGCAGTACAGTATGAACTGACGAACCTCAACGATGCCCAGGGCGAAGTGCCCAAGCTCATCGAGGCGGTTCACAAGAAGACGGGCAACCTGCTGACGAAGGAAGAAGCCGCAGAGCGCATCGAGGCGTACTTCGTCGAGCGGGTTGAGAAGTCGGTGGCCAGCGAGAAGTGGAAGCGCCTGCAAGCGGAGAAAGCAGCCAAGGCCACGCCCCCGGCCGCCAAGAAGGGGGAAGAGAAGCCGGTCGAAGCGAAGCGGCCTACCCTGAACAACGACCTCACCGCAACCACCAAAGTCCCCGTGCCGAAGAAGAACGAGACGCGGGAAGAGACGATGGCCAGGGTGAAGGCTGCATTCGAAGCGGCGAAGGCCAAGAACACTCCGGCCTAGTACCTCCCCCGCAGTGCTGCCGCCAAGCGGCAGGAAGGACAAAGGATCATGGCGAATCTCGACCTGACCGCGATGTCGGCGGCTCTCAAGGAGTACTACCACGGCCAGAAGGTCACCGACCTGACCTTCAAGAAGAACCCCACCCTGGCCCTGCTCAAGAAGGACACCAAGGCGGGCGGCGAGGTCATCCCCGTCCCCGTGATGTACGGCAAGAGCCAGGGGCGCAGCGGCGACTTCGCCACGGCGCAGGCCAACCAGACCGCTCCGGTGCTGGCGAAGTTCATGCTCACCCGCAAGAGCGACTACTCGCTCGCCACCATCGACAACCAGACCCTGGAGGCCACGCAGAACGACGTGGAGGCCTTCATCAAGGCGAGCGAGCTGCACATCGACGCCGCCTACCACACCATCGTCGCGTCGGCGGCCAGCGGCATCTTTCGCGCGGGCACCGGCACCATCGGCCAGATCCACGCGGACTGGACCGACGGCAACGACGGCGTCTTCGAGCTGGCGGAGGCCGTGCAGGCGCTCCAGTTCGAGGTCGGCATGGCCATCACCGCCTCCAGCGGCGACGGCAGCGGCACGGTGCGCGCGGGCGTGGGCTACGTCCTCGCGGTGAACGTCGCCAGCGGCAGCATCACCGTGAGCACCACTCGCGGCGGCGCCGCGGGCGAGCCGACGGCCTGGGCCGCCCTGGACTACCTCCAGGTCCAGGGCGACTACAACGCCAAGATCAGCGGGTTCGGCGCGTGGCTGCCCATCGTCCGCACCGGCCTCGCCACGAGCTTCTACGGCGTGAACCGGAGCCTGCACGAGCGGC